GCGCGGCGGGAGCGGGGGCCGGCGCAGGCGCCGGGGCGGGGGCCGGAGCGGGCGCGCGCGGCGCGGCGGCGCGCGGTGCGGCAGCCGGCGGCTTCGCGGCAGGCGCTGGCTTCGCGGGCGCGGCCTTGGCCGGCGCTGCTGCCTTGGCAGGCGCGAGCTTCGCGAATTCGCGGCGGAGGAAATACTCGGCGTCGACGTCGGAGGCGTCGAACTGGTCGCCGGGCTTCAGGAATCGGTCGCCGTGAGCGATCTCTCGCAGTGCTTCGAGCTGGGTGGTTGCCATGCGGATCGGCTCCGGGTTCTGTTGCTTGGAAAAGAGCCCGGCCAGATTGCTCCGGCCGGGCGAGGTTCACGACAAGTGAAGGAGGAACGGAAACGGGATCAGTAGTTGATGTTCTCAAGCAGCGCGATCCCCAGGTTGCTCGCGCGTGCGGCGGACCAGTTGATGTAGCGCTCGGCGCGGATGCCGACGAGGTTGTTCTGCCAGAGGCTGACCAGCGACTGAGCGCCTGCCGAGGGGGCGTCGTCCAGCTGGACCGACGCTTCCATCGACATGTCGAGCGAGACGCCGCCGTCGTCGGCCATGAGGACCTCCGACTGCGTGACCAGCAGGATCTGCAGCTCGGCCGGCGAGCCGCTGGCAATCATCGAGTTCGAGATGATCACCGGCAGGCCCATGAAGGTGCCGCCCGTCAGTGAGATGCCCGGGAAGGCCGGCTCGTCGTTCGTGTTCAGCTTCATCGCCAGCCTCAGGGCAACAGCCGCCGGCATGATCCAGACGGCGGTCGCCGGATCGACGTCGGCGGTGAAGCCGGCCGCGACCATCGTCGCCCGCACGTCGGTCTGGATCGCCGCCACCGTGGTGCCGCTCGACTGCACGCGCGGGGCGCCGTTCGAGATCGACGCCGGCGAGACGTTCGCCACGCCCGAGTAGTTCGGGTCCACGAAGCGCTTGTCGAGGTAGGTGTTGATGCCCTTGACCATGTCGTCACGCGCCAGGGTGGCCGCGTTCGGATTGGAGAAGCGCACCGCCTCGTCCGACAGCACGACGATGATCGCCGCCTTCGCGAAGCCGAGCGTCTTCGTGTCGTAGGTCTGCTTGCCGACTGGCTTCGGCGCGCCTTCGCCCACGAACGAGCCCGAGACGCCGGTGAGCTGGCGGCCCATGCGCGACATGAAGGGGACGCGGTGCAGGTTCGTCAGCCGGCCGATGATCGACTTCGGGCGGAGCAGCTCGATGAACTCGCGCTCCATGTCGTTGTATTGCACCAGCGGGCCGACGAAGTCGGTGCTCGTCGTGGTGCCGAAGACGACGGCCGCCTTCTCGTGCAGCTCCTTCGTGCCGCCGATCGAGATCGCGGCCTGGAGGGCGTTGATCACGCGCGGCGAGTCCTTGAAGTTCGCCTTCGCGATCTCGTGGGCCTGCATGACGTTGCCCTTCGCCATCGCCATCGAGAGCGCGAAGCGAGCGAACTCGACGCCCTTCTCGAGGTTCGAGGCGACGCGGATGGTGCCGACGTTGCCGATGTCGACGCCCTTCGTGCCGAGGTCCCCGGCTCCGGCCTGGCCGGCGTCCGGGTTGACGGTCGCGGCGCGCGCGAGCATGAGCTGCTCGGTCTGCTTCAGGACGGCGATGTGCTCGCGCACGGTCTTGGCCTCGGAGACGGCGTTCTGCCGGGCCTCCTCTTCGCTCTTGTCGAGCGTGCGGGCCTCGTCGATCGACTTCTGGACGATGTCCAGGGCGGAGTCCTCGAGGGCCTTGAGCTTGGCCTCGAAGGCTTGGATCTGTTCGGATACGGTTTTTGCCACGGTGAAAATTCCCTTTTCGTCAGAGGTAGGTGACGCCTGGAAGGCGCCTCGGACCCGCAACGGCGGGAAAGTCACGGTCAGCCAGCCGGACGACGCTGTGCACCTCGTCGCTCAACAGAGCGCGGCGCATGGCTTCGTCAGCCGACTTCAGGGCGAGGATTGAGCACTCGCCATTCGCGGGCATGGTCACGGCGGAAAGCTCGAACCAGCCCCACTTGCGAATTCGGTTCCCCTGGCGCTCCTTGACCTTGAAGCCAACGGAGAGGCCCTTGACCAGGCCAGCGGAAATGTAGTCCCAGGCGCTCGAGAGGCGCTGCGCCAGCGCCGAGTCGCCCTCGATCTTTGCGACCTCGCCCTTGACCAGAATCCCGTGGTCCTGGACGTCGGCGGAGGTGATCCAGCCGATCGGGTCCTTGCGGTCGTGCTGCCAGAGGAAGGGGATCGGGAGCGTGAAGCTCGCGCCCTTCGGCTCGACGATGTCGCCGTCGTGATCGACGGAGGGGGTGGAGGCGATGCCGGTGAAGAGTCGCTTGCCCGACGCTGCGGACGAGACGTCCTTCAGCTCCAGCGTCGAATATGCGCGAATCTGCATGCCGCCGGCTCCCTTGTGTCAACTCGGCGGCGGGAATTCTCTCACATGAAAAAGAAGGAGAGGCCCGCTTTTCGTGCTGCGGGGTTCATTGCCATCAGCGTAACCGCGTCAAAAGTCGCCATCAGCGGGTCGATCTTCGCGCTGCCGCTCTTCTGCTTCGTGATCGTGATCGCGTTGCCGACCATGTTCACCCGTGCATTGCTCACGCTCCAGGCGCCGAGGCGAGAGCCGCCGTGGATCAGCTCGCCGCCGGCGACCTTCCGCTCGGTCGTCTTGATCGCCGCGTTCAGCTTCCAGCCCTGGGAGACGGCGACGATCTGCTGGGGCGTGAACTTCCGGGCCGGGCTGTAGAGCTCGTCGACGATGTCGCCGATCCCGACCGCGTCGACGCCGATCGCGTTCTCCTCCGGCAGCAGGCCCGAGGCTCGGATCGTGGCGCAGATGTCGGCGACCTCCTTGACGTCCTGGCCGACCTTCTCGACCAGGGTCAGGTCGCCGTCCTTCCTGAAGTCGAGCAGGCGCGCCGCGATGTCGGTCCGGCGCTCGAGCACGATCGGGTGCGCCCAGGCGTGCAGCCAGAGGAGCCACTTCCGGGTTTCCCGCTCCCGGCCGATGACCGCCAGGCCGAGCAGGTCGTCCAGGCCGCCGCCGTCGATCCCGACCACGACGACCTCGCAGCGGGCGAGCAGCTCCTCGAGCGTCAGCGCCGGCGCCAGGGCGGCGTCCTCCCAGAAGTCGGCGCCGGCCCAGCGGCTATCGTGCAGGCTGAGGCCGATCTGCAGGTTCAGGTGCTGCGAGGCCCAGGCGATGAGCTCCTCGTTGCTCGTCTCCTGGGCGGTCTTCATCTCCTCGATCAGGCGCGGGATCGTGATCGAGCGGCCAGCGTTCGGCGTGACCATCGGCCAGTTCACCGGATCCCGCCAGGCGAGCGGGTCCTTTTGCATCGCCTCCGGCAGCTCGTAGAGGACCGGCAGCATCGATCCCTGCCGCTTGCCGTCGCGGATTGCCCGGGCCTTCGTCAGCTCGGCGTCGAAGACCCCGGAGGGCGGCTCCTCGCTCTGCGTCGTGATGAAGGCCAGGAAGGCCTCAGGGAATGGGAGCATGCCGCCGCGCAACTGGCGGATCGCGCTGGCCGCCTTGCCCATCTTGGCGATGACGTGCAGCTCGTCGATCAGGGCGCCGCCGCTCACCTTCTGGCCGGTGACGACCGAGGGGTCGAAGGTCATGATCTGCAGCTCCGCCTTCGTCTCGCGGTGCACGATCATCTTCAGGTGCTCGCGGGTGTGCAGTTTCGACTTGAGCACCGGGTCCAGCTCGATTGCGCCCATGGCCGCCGAAAACGCCAGCTCGGCCACATCCTGGACCGGCGCGGTCATGATGAACGTGGCCTGCGGACGGTCGTTCAGGAGCAGGGCGGTCAGCATGAGCAGCGCGCCGTTCGTGGTCTTCGAGTTCTTCTTCGGGACCAGGACCATCAGCTCGCGGATCGCCCGGTGCCGGGTCAGCGGGTCCAGCGACCCGAAGAGGGCGCGGACGATCTCGCGGAACCACTCCCCGCCCGCCTCCTCCATGGTCGGCGTGCCTGGGACGTCGGCCAGCCGGAGCTTGTTGAAGACCGCCACCGCTCGAGCGGCGCCGAACTCGTCCAGGGGGAGGGTCGGGACCAGCGATCGCCCGGCCTGCAGGCGCTCCTGCCAGTCGGGACAGGAGAGGTCCCAGCCGCTCAATTCGGCAGCCGGCGGGGATCAGGGGCGAGGAGCTGCTCCCAGGAGGTCCCGACCTGAGCCGTCCCGGCGGCCTGCTGCGCCGCCTCCTTCTTGCCGAGCTTGGGCGGCTTCGCCTCCTCGACGAAGACCGGCCGCTGGTCCGCCTCGCGCCAGCCCGCCTGGCACTTCAGCCAGAAGATCGCCGCGGCGACGTTCGGCTTCGCCGAGTCCGTGGCCATCTTGAAGATCTGCCCGGCCACCTTGGCGTTCGCCTCGATGTGCCCGGTCGTCAGCTCCGAGCGATAGTGCCGGCGCAGCGTCGGGCGCGTGATCTGCATGACGACCGCGATCTCCTCCTGCGAGATCCCCATCGCCGAGAGCAGCTTGACCTGCGTCCGCGTCCGGGCGTCAGGATCGTGCGGCGGGCGGCCTCCTAGGTTCTTTGGCTTTTCCTCGCTCATCGCAGGTATTCCAGTTGCACTCCCGTGCCCAATCGGGCATAGTCGAGCCATCGACAGGAGGCCCCAGCGATGCCCGAAACCAAGCTATCGATTATCAAACGGCACCTCGCCGCCGGAGAGGCCCGCGAAGCGCTCCGCATCGCGGCGCGGTTCCCCGACCTCGGCGCCGAGCGGGCGGCGATTCTGGACGCGCACAGCGCGTTCACGAACCCCGGATTCCTGCGCCAGATCGGCAAGGACCCGGAGGCCCTCATCGCTGCCGGGGTCGCTGCGCTCGCGCGGCGGTATCCCGATAAGGCGCCCGCATGATCACCGACAAGCAACTCCACGCGCTCTGCGACCGGATCAACACCGCAACGGGGATGCCGCTCGCGCCGTGGCGCACAGAGGGCGGCCGGATGGTCGGCAACGTCGGCAACTTCCACATCAGCTTCGCCTACGGCGGCGCCTGCCTCCACAGGATGAGCAACGAGTCGGGCGGCGTTAGCGCGCCGATCGCCATGGGGCATGTCAAGAAGCGCGAACTCTGGGACCAGATGCACGCCTTTCTGCGCGGGCTGGAGTGGCGTGATCACGGGAACTGATCGTCCGGGTCTGCTGCTGCATCTAGCAGCGCCTCGTCCACTTCGACCGCCCCGCAGGCGGCGACCGCCCGCTTCGCGTCGCCCTTGAGGAAGACCAGGACGTTCTGGTGCGTCTTGCCGAGCTTCCGGCTGGCCGAGAACTGCTTCCCGGCCCGGATCGGGAGGGAGCCGACGGAGGTGATCAGGATCGCCTCGTTGTAGAACGCCAGGCCGGCAGCGCGGAACGCCTCGACGGTATCTCCGACGAAGTTGAGATAGGCGCCCTTCCTGTCCCGCACCTCACCCACGACGAAGCAGGCGAAGCGGTCGGGCCGGAGAAGCGCCGCTGCCCTGGCGATGATCAGCCGGTATGTTTTGAGGAACGCCGCGTAAGGCATCGTTGAGAGGTCGCGCGGGTCGTCGCTGTAGACCTCGAGGTCGGCGTAAGGAGGGCACGAAAAGATCATGTCAGCAAAGGGCTCCGCCGCGCCGAGGATGCTGGCGATCTCTAGGCTGTCGCCGTGGTGCCAGGCGACGCGGTCGTGCTCGGTGCTGAGGACGCTGCGCGCCTGCTCGCGGTTCGCCTCCAGCTGGCCGGCGGCGAGGTCGATCCCGCAGTAGCGCCGGCCCAGTTTGGCCGCAACGATGCCGCGGACGCTGCCGCCCGCGAACGGGTCCAGGATCGTCCCCTCGGTCGGGCTGAACCAGCGATAGGCGATCTCGCAGAGAACGGGGTCGAATACGCTTGTGCCGGTGTCGCCTTCCTCGCCGCTCGGCGCCAAGCGCTCGCCGCCGGCAGAGTAGCCGGTGACGGCCGGCGAGCCGCCAGGGGCCAGCGCCTTGCGCGCTTTCGCCGCAGCGTTTCGCTTCAGCAGCGCCGCCGGCATGCCGCCCGGGACGCCGCGCTCGAGCGGCTGGTGCGGCTCGGCCGGCCCGCGCTGCCTGTAGCGCTCTTCCGAACCAGTCGTCGCGAGGCCGCCGCCATGGAAAGGGTCCGCGCCGCCTGCGCCGCCGCGGCCGAGCTCGCTCTTGATGCCGATCTCCAGCCACGCCCGCTTCCGCTCCTGCCACCATCCCTCGCGCGCGTTCAGCACGGAGAAGGGCGCGACCATGAAGGCCGCCGCCAGGCTCCCGCCGCCCTTGTCGGGCGGGCCGTCCAGGAGCGCCGAGATCTCGGCCGAGCTGAAGCCCAGCAGGTCGAGGTCGAACTCGCCGACGTCCGCGAGGCCCTTCAGCTCGAGCAGCTCGGCGGCCAGCACGACCTCGTCCCACCCGGCGTTCAGCGCGACCTTGTTGTCGGCGATGACGAGCGCGCGCTTCTTCTCGTCCGAGAGGCCCGCCAGGGTCAGCGTCGGGACCTGCAGATCTCCCCTCTTCAATGCCGCCCGGACCCGCCCGTGACCGGCGAGGATCATGTCGCCCTCATCGAGCAGAAGGGGGTTCGTCCAGCCGTAGACCTCGATGAGCCGGCAGATCTCGTCGATCTGCTGCTCAGAGTGCGTGCGCGAATTCTTGGGGTGCGGCCGGAGCTCGGCGACGTCGCGCCAGACGATCTCGCGGCGCGCGCCTGCCTCGAGAAGCCGATCGCCCACTACGAGGCCCGTCCTTCGCGCGTGGTCGGAAAAAAACCTCCGCATGCGCTCGCAGCG